GTGGCATAGCAATTAACAATTAACAATTGGGAAGTCAAAGAAGTTAAAGAAGTTATCAGCGCCTGCGGCGCTTAGAAGTTAAAGCCGATAGAACAGGTGCGGTGGCATAGCAATTAACAATTAACAATTAACAATTAACAATTAACAATTAACAATTAACAATGGGTGAGATAGTAGATAGTAGTATCGGCGCTTCGCGCCTAGAAGTTAAAAGCCGATAGTTTCTCTTGTGAAGTCAAACAAACGAGAATAATTAGCAATATGATGAAAGTGATTATGTTTCTTTTCGCCTTGGCGCTGAACGGTGCTGTGGGCGGCGCGCTGGGCGAATGGCTTGGCGTAGGCAGTGCGGCGGGCACCGTGAGCCTGAATGTGATTTCGATGGTTGCAGGATTTCTGCTGCCGAGTGGTGTGCTGCGCTCGGGCGTGCTGACAGAGGTGTGGACTGGCGAGTTGGTGAAGAGTCTTCGCCGCGGCCTTGAGGCCACGTTCCTTGATGGCATTCCCGATGCTTCGAGCGTGGTGAACAACGACGTGATTCACCTGGTGGACGTGGGCGTGGACCCAGACGTTCTGGTGAACAACACGACTTACCCGATTGCGCTTCAGGAGCTGCCAGACGGTGATATCAGCATCTCTCTGGACAAGTTCCAGACGAAGGTTACTCCGATTACAGACGACGAGCTGTATGCGCTGAGCTATGACAAGATGGCGCGTGTGAAGGAGAGCCATGCGCATGCGATTAACGACTCGAAGTTTGCGAAGGCTGCTCATGCTCTGTGCGCGACGGAGAACACGGACACCACTCCGGTGATTTCGACGAGCGGCGAGGCTGATGCTGACACTGGCCGCCTGAAGATTACGGTGAGCGACCTGATTAAGCTGAAGTCGAAGCTTGACAAGCTGAAGGTTCCTGCTCAGGGCCGTCGCTTGGTGCTTTGCAGCGACCATGTGAACGACCTTCTTGAGACGAGCCAGAGTTTCCGTGAGCAGTATAACATCAACCGTACGGAAGGCACGGTGGGCAGGATGTGTGGTTTTGACATCTATGAGTTTGCGAACAATCCGCTGTACACGACGGCAGGTGTGAAGAAATCCCTTGGCAGCGCTGCTTCGGATGGTGAGTTCCAGTGCTCGTTTGCGTTCTACACCCCTCGTGTGTTCAAGGCGACTGGTTCGACGAAGATGTACTACAGCGCAGCAGCCACAGACCCCCAGAACCAGCGGAACCTGATTAACTTCCGCCACTACTTCATCTGCCTGCCGAAGAAGGAAGACGCCGGCGCAGTGATTTACAGCGGATATAAGGAATGACGAGTTTGGAATTAACAATTAACAATTGGGAGTAGAGAAGTTAAAGAAGTTATCGGCGCTTCGCGCCTAGAAGTTAAAAGCCGATAGTTTCTCTTGTGTTGGCAAAGTGTGCTGCTCGTCGCCCCCTCCAGGTTGATTACATGTTGCGAAAATAAGCCGATAGGAAGTTGAATGACGCTATGACCTCGAGTGCAGAACTGATTGCAAAGTTGAAGGAGTTTGAAGGTCTCCGGCTGCGTGCTTACCAGTGCAGCGCTGGTGTGTGGACGATAGGTTATGGCCATACGCGTGGCGTGTCATCGGGGATGCGCATCAGTGCGTCGGAGGCGGACTCCCTGCTTCGTGAAGACCTTGTTCGCTGCGAGCGTTACGTGAACAGCCTGGGTTGCCTTGATACTCAGGGTCAGTTTGACGCTGTGGTGGATTTCGTGTTCAACCTTGGCGCCTCTCGCTTCTCCCATTCCACGCTGCTGAAGCGCATTAAGCAACACGCGTCGCCGGATGTGATTCGGTCGGAGTTTCTCCGCTGGGTATATGCTGGCGGTAAGGCTCTTGCTGGATTGCGCCGTCGCCGTGAGTGGGAGGCGGGACGTTATTTTGAATGACGAATGTGGAATTTGGAATTATGGGTACGACGCTATTTGAATACTTGACTTGGGCGTTGCCGAGCGGTGGCCTTGGTGCAGCCATTGCCTGGTTTGCGAACAAGAAGCAGCGTCGCGCCCAGACAGCGAAGGAGGTTCATGACATCTACAAGCAGATGTATGCTGACTTGGGCGTTGAACTGATAAACGAAAGGAACGAGCATGCGAAACTGTATAGCGAGTTGTCGGAGCGTATTGACGCTCTCAAGCAGGAGGGTGACCGGACGCGCCGTGCTCTCAACCGCCTCACGCGCGCTATTGAGGCGATACAGACTTGTCCTCATCGCGCTACTTGTCCTGTCAGCGACCAGTTGTCGCTCGACGGCGAGGAGTGTGGTGGCGGAGAGCCGGCTGAGCGTGCATCAGGAGTTGCTCGACAGCCAGTACGCGGAAAGCGTGGTGTGGCAGTCAAGCGTAAGGATGGACAGCGTGCTGCTCCGGATACCGACGGATAGCCTGTCGTGCCTTCCTGCTGGCGCTTCGTATGTGGCGCATTCGGGCCGTGCTCGCGTGAGCGTGAGCCGTGTGCGTGACCCCCTTGGCCGTGAGACGGTAGTGGTATATGCGAGTTGCGACAGCCTGGCTCGTGCGTGCTACCGCTATGAGCGTGCGTTGCGTAGTCTTCGGACGGACAGCGCCTTGCTTCGCAGCGTGTTGGAGCGCAAGCGTTCGGTTCGCTCGAATGGCGTTGGAACGTTGTTCAAACCCTTTTTGTTCGGCCTTCTGGCCGGTGGAGTGATTATCATAATGTATCATCAAAAAAAGAAAGACTGACATGGGAAAAGTATTGGACGGAACCGATTTGATTCTGAGCGTTGACGGCGTAGCCTTGGCGTTCTCGACTGGTTGCAAGATTAGCACGAGCGCGGAGACGGGCGAGCGTGTGACGAAAGAAGCGGCGACTGGCAAGTGGAAAGAGAAGTTTGTGAAGTCGTACAGCGAGCAGATTACGGCAGACGGCGTTACGCTGACCGATGGCACGGAGGATTTGCCGAGCTACGACATTCTGCGCGCGAAGATGCTTGCTGGCGAGCCAGTGGAAGGCACGTACAGCATCCGCGAAGGAAGCACTCGCGAGGGCAAGGCTGCAGGCGGCTACAAGGGCAGTTACATCATCACGAGCCTTGACCTTGACGGCCAGGCGGGTGACGACGCTAAGTACAGCCTGACGCTTGAGAACAGCGGTGCGGTGGAGAAGGTAGGCACAGGCCTGACGGATTCGGAATGAGAAATTACGAATTACGAATTTTGAATTACGAATTAGGGAGTTAGAGAAGTTAAAGAAGTTATCGGCGCTTCGCGCCTAGAAGTTAAAAGCCGATAGTTCTTTTGCGGTGGCATAGCAATTAACAATTAACAATTAACAATTAACAATTGGGAATATAGGAGATAGGAGTATCGGCACTTCGTGCCTAGGAGTTAAAAGCCGATAGTTTCTCTTGCGAAGTCAAACAAACGAGAATATAGGAGATAGGAGTAGCGCTCGCTTCGCTCGCTGGTAGTAGAGTCCGATAGTGGCGCTTCTCGCAATACTGATAGTAAACGGATTAGGAATTATGAAGAAAGGAATGGTTAAGGTTGATGTAGGCGGGAAGGAGTATCCTTGCCGTGTTACGATGGGCGCTCTGGTGTGGTTCAAGCGTGAGAGCGGCCATGACGTGAGCAAGATGTCTCAGGAGGACGTGAGCGAGTTGGCCCTGTTCTTGTGGTGCTGCGTGAAGAGCGCGAGCAACGCGGATGGTGTGGAATTCCCGTTGGACTTCCAGACATTTGCCGACCATTTGGATGCCGAAGACCTGCAGCGTTTTTATTCGTCGATGGGCGAAAAAAAAACGACTCGGAAGTCAGTGACTCCGTAGCCGTAGAAGAACTGATGGGGAGAGCGTTGGGGTGTGTCGGGATGAGTATGGAAGACTTTTCCCGCTGCACCCCTTCCGAGTTTTACGAGGTTTGGCGTGCCTACGTGTCGCGTGAGGAGCGTTTGGAGCGTGTTGCGTGGGAGCGCACTCGCATGGCGGCCTTGACGAGCCTTCAGCCTTGGTCGAAGAAGCGCTTGGAGGCGACAGACGTGATGAAGTTCCCTTGGGACGAGCGTGGCAGCGGCGATGCCGAAGAACTAAGCGCAGAGGAGCGGGCCGCCCGTTTTGAGGCTGCGAAGAAGCGTTATGGGCTGCGGTAGCGTCAGGTTCACCAGAAGTCTCCGTCATCATTGAAATACTTGCTGTGGTTGGTATAGTAAATATCGTGGCAAACAATATAAATGGCCAATATGCTCACAAGAACGCAAAGGGCATAAATGATTGGATTACCTTTTGAAACCATCCAAAATGTATCGTTTATAGCCAGCAGGAGGTCGTACAGTCTGTGAAAGAAATCGGTAATTTTGTCCATAGCGCTTGCTCTTTTAAGATTAAGTTCGTTGGCAAATATACACAAAAAAATCGAGTTAGATGTCAGAATGAGAAGTGTTTTTTTCCTGGTCAGCTTTCTTTTGCTGCTTGTCGAGTTTCTCCTGTTCTTTCAGTTGCCGCTGTATTTCGGCATACTCCTCGCCAGTAATTCCTCCTGAGATGAATCCAAATACTATTCCTGCAAGAATCATGATGAAGAAGGCGGCAGCCATGAGTTTCATGTTCTCCATGAGGAAGCAAGCGAAGCTGAGCACGATGGAGAGCATAAAGATGATTCCGGCATAGCGTGCAACTGTAAGTTTTGTTTTGATTTTCATACCTACAAAGATAGTAAAAAATCATAAGACCTAACATGTCTGAGGTAAAATTTAGCATCAAGCTCATCGTAGATGGCAAGGAGCAGGTGGCAGATGCCACGGCGGACTTGTCGGAATTTCAGGAGTCTTTGCGCGCTGCGAAGGACGCATCGACGAAGTTGCGTGACAGTTTGATTGGTTTCAATCAGGTGTCTCAATCCTTCCGTGATGCTTTTGACGGCATATCAAATTTGTCGAACCAACTTGGTTCATTGTCTTCGGCCAACCGTGACAACGTGGAGGTGCTGGAGAAGCTGCGGGTGAACATGCACAACATGATGGATGCGAGCGACGCTGACGTGGAGAGCATTCGCCGCCTGTGCGAAGCGGAGCAGGGTTTGGGGGTAATATCCGATGACATTCAGCTGCAAGGCGCTCAGGAGCTGGCGACCTACTTGGAGAAGAAGAGCAGCCTGGAGACTTTGATACCGGTGATGAACGACATGGTTGCTCAGCAATATGGATTCAACGCGAGCCAGGAGGCTGCCCAGAACATTGCTACGATGCTTGGGAAGGTGATGGACGGCCAGGTGGGTGCTTTGTCGCGGTATGGCTATAAGTTTGACGAGGTTCAGGAGCAGATACTGAAGTTTGGCACGGAGGAAGAGCGTGCTGCGGTGTTGGCTGATGTGGTGAGCAGCAGCGTTGGCGGCATGAACCACGCCCTTAGGTCTGCTTCTGGCGGTGTTTCTGAACTGGAAGTTTACCTGAGCAAGCTGAAGGACTGGAAGGGGAGCAAGGAAGAAGAGGAGAAACTCGTTGCTGTGCTGAACGGCACCTACGGCGAGACGATGGGTTACTTCAGCAGCGTGTCGTCATGGTATGACGCCCTGACGAAGAACAGCGAGGCTTACTGCCGTCAGTTGGTGAACGAGGCGAGGGCTCGTCAGTTGTCGAATGAGATTTCGTCGCTTGACCATGAGCTGTATGCGATGAGGTGTGATGATAGAATTGCTGATATTTATAGCAATGAATCTGTTTCGGATTCAAGTAGCGAAATTTCTAAGTTTCTGTCCGACTATAATCGCAAGGTTTCGCAGAAGTCGTTGAAGGAGCAATTGCTGTCTGATTTGCAAAAGAAACCTGCTGAGCTGTTTGTGAAGGGGTCAACTTCAGCTCAATCGCGCAGTGCCTCAAAGCCGCTTCCGTCTGTTATGTCCACGGCTGGTCATTCTGAATATCATTTTGCTGAGCCAGGCAGCCTGCGCTGGTATGAGTTAGAAATCAAGAAGCTTAGCTACCGGATTAGGAATATCTCAGACGAGAGCACGGTGAAGGAGTTGTTGAAGCAGCGTGCTGCGTTGGAGGAGTCGCTGAAGGCGAAGAAGATTGCTGTGGGTCTGGAGGAAGTGGAGTTGCCTGCGAGCATTGAGGTTCCGAGCCTTTCTGACATTCCGTTTGAGAAGGGTTCTGGCGCCGACAAGCGTTTGAGTTACGCGAATGCTCAGTCGATAGGTGAGGGCATTCAGCATGACTACGAGATAGGTTTGATAGGTTACGATACGGCGTTGGAGCAGGTTGCGGCGCTGAACTTGGAATTGGAGAAGCTGGGTTTGAAGCCGATAGAGATACCGTTGATGACTGATGACGTGGAGAAGGCTGAGCAGAAGTTCAAGGGTGCGATGGACTCGATAGACGCGATGGGGAGCAGCCTGTCGGGCCTTGGTGATGCGATAGAGTTGCCTGAGCTGAATGTTGCTGGCACGGTTGCTCAGGCGGTGGCTCAGGTAGCTCTGTCGTACTCGAAGGCTCTGACGGAGGCGAGCAGCCTGGGTCCGTGGGCATGGGTTGCTTTTGCTGCGACGGGTTTGGCTCAGATGACGGCGGTGATAGCGAGCATCAAGGACGTGGCGAAGTTTGCTGACGGTGGCATTGCGTATGGTCCGACTTTGGGTTTGTTTGGCGAGTATGCTGGTGCGGGTCATAACCCTGAGGTGGTAGCCCCTCTGGACAAGCTGCGTGGTCTGCTTGGCGTGGACGGCGTGGGTGGCGGTAGCGGCCGCGTGGAGATGCGTGTCCGCGGCCGTGACCTGGTTGTTGCGATGGCGAACGAGACTCGTATAAATAGGAAGCGTACGAAGATAAGGATATGACGGTGGGCGAATAATAATTAACAATTAACAATTAACAATGGGTAGATAGGAGTCAGGAGTAGCGCTCGCTGCGCTCGCTGGGAGTCAGCCGATAGTGCAGGTGGGGCGCGGGGAATAATAAATAATAAATAATAAATAATAATTGGGTAGATAGGAGTCAGGAGTAGCGCTCGCTGCGCTCGCTAGGAGTATAGGCCGATAGTGCAGGTGGGGCGCGGGGAATAATAAATAATAAATAATAATTGGGGAGATAGGAGTCAGGAGTTAGGAGGTAGGCGATAGTGGAGTTGGTGAGTTTTTAAGTTTTTGAGATTTTGAGTTATGTATATACACGGGCATTTTTATAATGAGCAGGATGAGCGTATTGCGGTTCATATCGTGACGCATGGTGACCGCAGCGAGGAGCTGGAGATACATCCGGATGGTGATGGCGGTGCCTTGTATTTCACGGCAGACCCCGTTGAGCTGACGAGCGAGGTGAACGACACGTTTGACGTGTTGCTTCCTGTTCAGGCGACGATACGTTTGCTGACGAAGTCGTATGTTCCGGACTTTTTCTGCTCGAGTTGCCGTGACGCTGTGGTGAACATCTACCGGGGCGAGGAGTGCCTGTTTGCTGGCTACGTGGAGCCTCAGACGTATAGCCAGGGCTATAATGAGGAGTATGACGAGATAGAGCTGAGCTGCATTGACGCTCTGACAGCTCTTCAGTATGGTAAGTACCGTGGCGTGGGGAGCGTTGGTGTGACGTACAGCCTGGTGAAGTCTCAGGCGACGCAGCGTACGTTTCTGGAGCTGTTTGAGGAGATTATGTCGGACATCACGTCGGAGCTGGACATTGTAGGCGGTCATAGCATGCACTACTGGTATGACGGGAGCAAGAGCGTGGATTCGAGCGAGGAGAAGGCGTGGAGCGTGCTGAGCGACGTGATGGTGAGCGAGCTGCTGTTTCTTGGTGACGAGGAGGATGATGTGTGGCAGGCTGACGAGGTGTTGAGCGAGATGCTGAAGTACCTGAACCTGCATATTGTCCAGGAGGCGTTTGACTTCTATCTGTTCAGCTGGGAGAGCGTGCGTACTGCTGGTGGCCGGACGTGGCGGGACGTGTTGAGCGGTGATGAGCAGGAGATAGGCGTGGCTGAGGAGTTGATAGCGACGAGCAAGGTTGTGGGTTGCGAGACGAGCATCAGCGTTGGTGAGGTTTATAACCAGTTGCT